CCTACCTTATGAACTAAATCTGATGGATCTTTAGATTTAAATTTACTTGGTATGCAAATGTTATTAAAACCATATAAGTCACAAATCTTTTTTGCCATAGTTTGACCAGGATTTATTGCTTTATCAAAATCATTGTCATATAAAATATCTATTGTATTGAATCGTTTTTTAAGCTCACTTATTAATTTCTCATCAGGCATTTGCATTTCACTTTGCATAGCTATCGAATGATAACCGGCAGAATATAAACACATAACATCTTTAAGAGAAGAAGTAATGATCAGTCTGTCACCAGACTTCGGAAGTTGGTTAAAGCCTTGCACATCTGCTTTTCTTGTATTGCTTAACCACTTATTAGTACTTTCGTAAGGAGAATAGATTTTATATCGGTTTTTAAATTTAAAGGCATAACTAATTGATTTACAACTAAATCTTATTTCGTTTACCCAAAAATGACTTATTGGTTCGACTGCAAACTTAAGTAAAGTTTTTTTACTAATCAAATACTTTGACCAAAATTTTTCGTCTTTTTTATTCCAGGCTCGTTTTTTCTTTTGTAATATAACCTGTGTTTTTATAAATTTTGGAGTTTTCTGTCGGTAGCCCATATACCCCATAGTAAAATTAATCATTTCTTTTTTAGAACTTAAGTTTAAATTAAAATCACAATCAATAATTCGCAAAGCTCCTATAAAAGAACATCCATATTTATGTTTTACATAATTAAAGCAATCAAAAGTATGATCCGGATTCCCAAAATCTTTATACAATAGTTTGCCATTATATGGCGTTATATATACTGTAGGAGATTTGTCTTCTCTTAGTTCACTATTAAATTTCTTTCGAAGTTCTTTAAAACTAGGGATATAATACATAAAAATGTCATACTCAGTAATTTTACCAAGTATGACATCTGTATGTAAATGATCATTGCTATCTCTGCTTTTTATAGCCATTAGAATGGAGCTTCTTCAGTTTGTTTTACACCATTTTGAGGAGTATCTGGCATTGTCCAGTCATCTTCTTCTGAAATAGTATCTGGAGTAACTAGCCCGGCCGTAGAAACATGTGTTCCCCATTTAAGATCTGCATTAAAATCAGCATTAAATGATCCATAATCATCATTAAGTGCTTTAATAAATAAATCATCTCTTTGAGGCTTAACTCTACCAAAGTATTTAGTATATACTTGTTGGTATTTATCATCTTTAACTCCTATAAGAACTCTAGCTTCATTTGTAGATAAATTTGAAACTAATGTTTTAATTTCAGCTAAATCTCCATTTGCAATAGCAGAGATAGTATCAAAATAAACTTCATCTCCTGATGCTACATTAGCCCAAGCTTTAACAAAATTGATAAGAGTTTCTTCACCTGTATAAGCTTTTCTTTGTCCTTCAGTTTTCCACCATTCATAAGTTGGTGATTCTTCAGACCAAGTTGATTGCCCAATACTATTCATCCATTGAAATTTACCATTTTGAGACACTTTTGGTTTATTTTGCATTAATATTTCTAATTTAAAATTACCATCTGTGTTAGCTAGCCAAAATACAACTTTATTGTATGCTTCTCCGCTAAATTCTACTGTATAATTTGGTTCTTGTTTAACATTAATATCCATTGCATGTAATTCCGCCATTGTTGGATTTACTGCTTTAACTTTAACATTTGTTAAACCTGAGTAAGTTTTAATTCCACCTACTACTTCTTCTGTACTTGCATTACTTTGTATTGCCATAATTTTAATTTTTATTGGTTTTTAATTTATAATTCGAACGTATCATCGTCCATTTCTAATTCTTCTTCTTGTTGCTCTTTTACTAAATCTAAAGTATCTTCAAAAGAAGGGATCTCTAACTCATCCTCATCTTGAGCCGCTTTTAATAAAGTTTCCTCTGGAGTTTCAAATTCTGTAGGACTCAACATATCTATAATAGCTTCTTGAGTTTCTTGCATTTGATGTTTAATTTCTCCAACTGACTCAATAGCTTCGTCTATAGCTTGCTCTAAAGTGACCTGATTAGGATTTATAATCGGCTCATCTGTTACATCTTCCATACTATTTGGAAATTGTGTAGATTCAGTCACATCATCTACAAAGCTAAAAGATAAAGTTTTCTTTCTACTAGGTCTTCTACCTTTAAGAAGAGGATGCTTAAACATCTCGTCTACTTCCCATGGTTTAATCCCATACTTGATTGCCATCTCTGACTTGTTTACACCGTCCTTAAGATCTTGGTCGATCATAGAAACAGTAATTTGTTCAGGTGTTTCACCTGGTGTTACTTGCTTTTTCATTTCAATCATTTTTTTTGTGTTTAATTAATCTATAAATATTTCTGACCAGTTTAAAGGCATGGTCTGTCCTTTTAAATGCGCACATCGTGAACCAGCAGTTATATCATCTAAAGAATCAAAAGAAATCATAGTTTCTTCTCCTTCTCTATATATATAACCAACAGCATCAGCGTTAGCGCATGTAATTTGCTTAATCTTACCAGTTAAATCAAGGTCCTTAACAGCAACCTCTTTACCTTTCTTTTCAAGCATTTTATCTTTTAAGTGCCCAACTAAGATAATGTGATCCGCTAGTTTATTCAATTTATCTATCCATTCTTTGTAGGCCATCCTTAAATATAAGTAGCCAGCGCCATTAGGCAATGATAGTACTGATGCACCAGGGTTCTTCTGATCAAAGTTTTTACCCATTGGAGTCTTCATATAAATTTGCTTAGCATATGATTCACACATTTCTTCTAATTTAGAAATAGTGTCTATAGCTATATATTTATAAGGTCTTCCTTCTTTCATAATTGCTGTGCCTACCGCTTGTAAATCTTTTAAACTATTAGCTTTTACTTTTAAAGCATCAACCATATCTGAACCATCTTCTAAATCTATGATTAAACAATCATCTAATTGTGATAATACTGTAGTCTTACCTATTTTAGGGGGACCATATATTATCATATTCTTCGGCGATTTACGGCTCGCCTTAACCTTTGTTTTTGGTAACTCCATATTATTTAGTTTTAAGATATTCTCTAATTCTACTTTCACTTTTGTCAAGTACTTCTGCAATATTCTTTACAGACATGCGTTTAGTTTTTAACTTTCTAGCAATTGTAGCCATTGTAATGACTGCTACAGATTTTAAATCTGCCCATTGTTTTGTTTTACTATTCCAATTCATTTTTTAGTTTTTAATTTATTTCTAACTGAGTCTCTTCTAGATGTTAACTGTGAAACCTTCTCTTCATCACTTTTAAACCTTTTTAATCTCTTGTCTATTGTGTTTATTTCATTTAGAAGAGCTAGCTTTGCTTTGTTTTTCGCGTTCCTTTTGCTCATAATTGTTTATATTTTTAATTAGTTTATTTCTTTCTAGAGCCATACCTGTTTTAAGAGCGTATTTTCCTAAAAATATTGTTGTTGTTATTACTACTATTAATATTATTGTTCCCATAATTATTTTTTTCTTTCGTTAATTGTAAATGTTGACATCTCTGCTTCATATGGTATCATACCTAATAAACCATCACGGTTTTTCTCAACATGCACAGCTAGTAATTTAACCGGGTCTACGCCACAATATAAATCTGTAATGCCATACAAATCGTGAGGCCTCTGCAACATCATAACAACGTGCGCGTCCTGCCCAATAGAGTCACCACCAAATAAATCTGTTAATAATGGCTGATATTGTGCTTTAGCACGATGCTCTTGCTCTATGTTACGATTTAGCTGAGACAATAATATATTTATAGCCCCCATTTTAGCTTGCAGCCACATACAACCTTTAGATACCTCGTTAAGTTTTTGTAACTCATGTTCTTTATCACTTAAGATAAGTCTAGAGTGGTCAAACACATTAACAATAGTATGATCCGGTTTTTTGTTTGTTATCTCAACATTAGCATTTTTAACAAATTCCATATTCCTAGGTATATTGTTAAAATAGATAGGATAGTGAGCGTATTTGAGAACCTCTTTTTTAAATGCTTCATAAGCATCTTGTTCTAATTTACGTTCTACTGATAACAGCTCACTAACTTCTTTTCCTGTGCCTTTAGCACCGGCACGCATAATTTGTTGATGTCCTGGCATTTCAAAACTCCAATATAATATTAGCAACTTTTTATTTTTATTATTATCTAATAAATCAAATATAAGTTGATTACTGAATGCAGATTTACCTACACCTGGTCGTCCTGCAATCACATACATCTTACCAGGCTGCAAGCCCCCAAGTAAGTTTTTATTTAATCTTTCCCATTTAGTGGGAAATACCTGCCTTATTCCTTTTATACCATCTTGTACTTGATATAAAGAAGCACTAATAGCTTTATTAATACTTTTAAATCCACTATCTTTAAAGGGATCTTGTAATTCTTTTGGTAGTTGTTCTTCCGTCATTTTCATTTATGTTTTCATACTTTTCCCAAGTATGGTTATTAATCCATGTTTCTAAATTCTGCATATAGCCTAAGCTATCTTCTTGCATTTTTAATTGTACTTTTAATAGTTTAATTATTCTATTATGTACATGTAATTTATTACCAACAACTACTTTATACCTTTTGTAAGCTTTTAAATTAGTCTTAGCTTTTGGATCAGCCGCACATAAAACTCTTGTACTTGTGGAAGTGTGAACCCTATTTGGATAAATAGATATTAACTCAGCAAACATAGCATCAAAATTATTTGAAAACAATTTCTTAAATTTATCTGTAACAGTCTGTGTGCCTAATGTTTCTATAATTACATATCCTTTATTTTCGAGGTTTTTCCAATCAATGTTTAATGTTAGCTCATCTAAATAAGAGTATCCTTTTCTAAGTGTCAAGTATAATCCTATAAATTCATCAGGTGTTAAGTCAGTTGTTTTTAATAATTCTAAGTCTATTTCTATTGTCATATTTATATATTTTTAGGGTAGCCAATTTACGTTATTTAAAGATTGTACAGCACTTTTTAACCATTTTTCTTCTTGTGAGTTCTCAACATATAGTATATATATTTCCCCTACTTTACCTTCTTGAAATCTGATTAATCTTCCTACTCGCTGTATCATAGAAAGAGATTTGCTTGTAATTCCACATATAATACCAATATTGGCGTCTGGTATATCTAGGCCTTGATTAAGAGCTTTAGTAGAACATAAAACATTTATTTCACCAGCCTTAAAGTCTTCTAAAGCTTTTACTCTTTGTTTTTTAGTTTTCTTAGAGTGATAAGCAGCGGAAAAAGGACTAACAGACTCACATAATTGATCTGTAAAATCATTTGCACCACTAAATGCTAATATTTTATTATCTAAGTTTTTAAGTACTAGTTTTTGAAATACTGTTATTTTATTAGTTGCAAAATCTACAATTTTTTTACGATCTCTCATAGCTTTGTAAAATCCTGCAGCTGCTCCTCTGTCTTCAGGATGTGCATTTTTATCTCCCATAATTCTTTTTGCTTCATCAAAAGCATTAAATTCCCCGAGCTGATATTTATAATAAACAAATGAATTGTTTACCTTTTTATAATCTTTTTTCTCAGTACTTGTTAATGATAATGGTTTACAATAAATAACATATGGAGCTACTATACCTTTAGCTACACATTCATCTAATGTAATAGAGTAAGCTGTAGGGGCTATCTTATTTAAAATATCTTTGTATTCTTCCTCTTCAGGTAAAGTAGCAGTCATACACAATAGACTATCATAAATATTATTCTTAAAGAATTTTCTATATTTATTACTTAGTCCTAAATGTATCTCATCACACAATACTATATCATAATGGTGCCCTTTTAATTTATAAGCACTTTGGTAACAAAGGATCTCAACGTTATCTAAGCAATGTCCTAAATCCCATTTATGAAATTCCTCAGCAAATTGATCTTGGAGCTGAACAGTAGGGACTAATATTAAAGCAGACTTTTTATTACTTCTACTTTTTTGCTTTAATATATAATCTACTGCTAATACTCCTACTCTAGACTTACCAAAGCCTGTTCCAGCTATCACTGACCCAACAAATCCTTGTTTGGCCCAAGAGTTAAGAGCTTTTCTTTGCTCTGTATCTCTTATTGTATTTATATTTTGAGTCACAGTGCTGTCCATAATGTAACAGTTCTATTAGTTTGTTTATCAAAATGGGTGCCACTAGAAGTAACCATACCTAAACTAACTAGTTCTGTTACTCTACCTGTAACTCTATTTATATCCCAACCTAAAGCTTTAGCTATCATTCTATTTGTAACTTTACCTTTAGATTTTATCATACCATATACCGTTTGCTGCTTTTGGCCTATCGTAGGCTTTAAGCTCTTTATCGAATTCACCTGAGTGGTTCTTATCTTCTTTCCATATTTTTTCATAGTCTTGTGTTTTTATAAATTGTTCATGTATATCATTGCAATTATGATTATGATCATATTTCCAATGACTAATTAATATTCTATTTTCTTCAGTTCTTCCACTATATTTAAAATAAGAATCAAATTCTATATGATCTTCTTTAAATTTAGCTTCGCAATATTGATTCCATTTACACTCTTGTATAAATGCTTTGATTAAGTCTTTATTAATAAGCTTCATAACCATCGTCTTCATATTTATTAGCATAATCATCTAATAACATATTTTTCTTATTTAAAAGATCTTCTAATTCTTTTACTTCTCTATAGTTCCAATAAAACATCAGAATGCCTCCACACCATAATCCTATCATAAGGCATACTGCTATTTGTAGTAAAGTTAAAAATTCTACTATTTCCATATTTATTATAATTTATATTGATTAATTAATTCGTTTTTCTTTCTAAGTAAATCAGATCTTTTTGGTCTTGGTAGTTTGAACATAGGATTATCTGGTCTAATCCCATCAGTTTTACTCATTCTACTAAGTGTTTGTTCAAGATTCTTTACAATTTCTTTTGCTTTTTCTTTTGTCATATTGTTATTATTATTTTATAATTTATAGTAATACTTAGGGGCTAGACAAAGTATTAACCTGGTTTGGCAATAGCGCCTTTATGCCTGTAGCCCCCTCGCATTATTTTTCCCAACAGTTGCTAACTGTTACTTCAGCTTTTAACAAGCCATTTGTTACTATCTCTAACGCTGCATCTTCCATTAGTTCTTTCATTTTAATTACCCATGCTCCTACATACTCATCTTTACATATAGTATCTATTTGATCATGAACAGTCATAACTATTTTAATAGGTAGATTATACTCTTTAATATAATCACGCACTAATACTAAAGCTCGTTTAGTCATATCTGCACTAGCTCCCTGTATAGGTGTATTCTTTGATGCTCTTTCAATACTACCAAGCTCCATAGATGATGACTTGTTGTCCCATATTCTAGGATACCAATTAGTAAACCATCTCTTTCTATTATAAGGAGGGAATGTTTTAATATACCCATACTTTTTACCAAAGTTTCCTAACTTTTCAAGGAAACCATGTATCGCAGGAAACGCAGTAAAGTATTTTTCAATAAGTTTCTTAGCTTCCTCCACCTCAATATTAAGAGTATCAGCAAGCTTGTTAGGCCCCATACCATAAGCAAGGCCAAAATTAATTGTTTTAACATTTGTTCTAAGTTTTTTATGTGATGGACAATTACATTTTTCTTTCTTACTCATATAAATACAGTCATCTTCACCACTAGTTAACCAATCTTCTCCATATACCAACTCAGCACAGGTAGAGTGTAAGTCCTGTCCTTCTTCTAAAGCCTTTAACCAAACAGGGTCTTTAGATCCAAAGGCAATTACATTTAACTCTTGACTAGAGTAATCAGCACTTACAAAGCTCCAGCCTTCAGGCGCAGTAAAACAATTCCTATAGATATTATCTGCAGGTATTTGTTGCATGTTAGGCTTGGAAGAGCTAACTCTACCTGTATCTAGAATTTGGTGAAAATTAGTGTGTATTTTATTATCACCCCCTAAATTTTTAAAGAATGCATCACCATATGAGGTGCATAACTTCATAGCTTCTTTATATTTCACATATTTATCTATTAATGGGAACTTAAATCTATATTTATACATAGCTTTACCATTCACATTATCTAATGTAGGTATAAGTGCCTGAAATACATTTAATACCTGTTTTGGAGATGTCCATTTAATATTTATGTCTCTTATCTCTTCAACTGGTGTAAACATATCACCTTGTATATATTTAGCTACAAACTTTTGTAATCTTTTATCCTCTTTTATCATTAAATCTAAACTCAATAATAAATTATCAGCTTTAAGTGTGTTACTAGCTTCTATTTTACTCCAATTATCTACATCCAAATCTAATCCATTGTATTCTATGTCTGCAAATGATTTAACTACTTCGTTCTCTAATTGTACAACATTCTCTAACTTATACCTTTGTATAGTTGGGAGTTGTAATTCTTTTATTTTACATAAGTATTCTACATCTTTTGCTCCATAAACTATTTGGTCATCCTTATAAGGTTGCCCACTTAGTCCAATGAATTGATTTCTTACATCTTTATTTAATTCTACATTTAAATATCTTTTACATAAATCTTTTAATCCATATCCTAATGATTTACCGCAACTAATGACTAATTCAACAAGAAATGTGTCATAAATACCTTCACAGGTAATATCACTCCATTTCTTGATGAATTTATAGTCAAATTTTGCATTATGAAAAATTTTGACAATTTCATTACTTTCTAATATATCTCTAAGAGGTTCTATACTAACAAATCTTGTATCTATAATATATTGATTGTCAGCGTCTCCAATTTGAAACATAATCATTTTCTTACATGTGAAGTCAAATCCTTCTGTTTCAGTGTCAACTCCTAATACTTCTTTATCTTTACAATAATTAACTGCGTCAGTTATTGTAGCTAATTCAAAATTAGGACTTAAACTTTGTGTGTTACTAACAAAATATATCATAATTAATAAGTTATTGGTTCTTTTTTATTCTCATTGTAATTCTTTATTGTAGAATCTGTGTATTTTTCA